GGAACGAAGCCCATTTCCGATATTACGCGCGCGCGCCATTTCACATTCGGCATATCGTCAAACACAAGCTCGCCGCTGCCTTTGAGCCATTTCGCAATCCGCGACACCTTTTTCTCGAGTGAGCGCAGATTATCCGCGCTCACCTGTAATTGAATTTCAAAAAATCTGTCGTTATAAAATGCTCTGCCGTATTCGTTCGCTTCGGAGAAATCATAAATTCCGTCCGTAATCGGCGACTCGAATGTGTAGCTTTTCATTTCGGGAAGGATAGGTCTTGATTTTGTTTTCGCGACAATTCCGAAATCCGATGAATGTTGATTTTTATATGTAAAGCCGTTTCTCATCAATAATACCTCCCTCTCGCGATTGTTTCCTCAACGCTCTTTGTGAATTGCTTGAGCGTCGAGCTGTCCGCCGCCGATATTTGTATACTGCGGTTGTCGGAATACGTGCTTTTTGAATTAATCGCGCTGATAATCTTCGCCGCCAAGCTTGACATGACGTCTTGAATACCGCTCGTTTCCGAATTAATTCCGCGAATAAGTCCCTGAACGTCAATGCCGCTGCTTTGGATTGAGGCAAGCAATGCCTTTTTATCCTTTTCCATAGCCGAATATTCCGTTTCCAATTCGGCGATAATCGCATTGTCGGATTTCTGTAATTGATACAGCTCCTCCTCGCGTTCAAGCGATTTGAGCTTGTCCTGCAAATCGGAATATTTACTCTTGCCCTTTTCCGTTACGGCATTTTGGTAAATCGCAAGCTGCTCCTTGACGTCCGCAATATCGTCCGCTCTGTCCTCGACCTCCCACGACGCTTTCAGCTCGCTTTCCTTATCGGAAAATTCCGTTTTGAGCTGCGAAATGTATTCCGCCTGCGCGTCCATAAGGCTGTCGATTTCGCTCATCTGCGCGTTGTATAAATCCATTGAATAATTCATGGTTTCGTCCATGTATTCCTGCCAGCTTATGTGGCCGTCATTGTAAAGCTCGCCGATACGCTCGATACAGCGCTCGTAATATTGAACCTCGCTGTCGCCGTATTCTTCCCAATCGTCGTATGTGTCGCGGAGCTTTTTCCAATTTTCCGCGTCGGAGAGCCATTTTTGATAAACCGAATTATGGATTTCATCTTCCTTGTCGGTAATCGCGTTCGATAGCTCGCGCATATTTTCGCTGTATTCGCGGTACGAAATTATCCCGTTTTCGTAGTATTCCTCCGTATACGTTTTCATGCGCTCCAAGCCTGCGATATAGTCCTCCGCGCTTAGGTTGTTGTATTCGCTTTCCTGCTTTAGCCAGCTTTTCGATTGCTTTAATCTGTCCTCGTACATATCCTCGCCGATGTCGGATACGTTATCGACATATTCGTCCCACGTTATCAAGCCGTCCTTGTAATCCTGCTCGTTTCGCGCGCGCACGCGCTCGAACGCGGCAATCGCGCTGTCGCCGTAATCGTCCCAGTCGTTTAGAGCGGTTCGCTCCTCGATATACGTTTTCGACTGCTCGTTAAGCTCGTCCGATATTTTTACGGCGAGTGAGAAAATATTCTCCTCGATGTCGCTGATGTCCGCCTCGGTAACATTAAAGGTTTTCGCAAGCTCAATCCATTTTTGAAGCTCCTCCGTTGTGGTGACGGCGTTTGTCTTTTTGTAATGCTTCCATTCGTCCTCCGCTTCCTCGTACGTTTCCGAATTCGGAGAGCCGACCATTGAGCCGCCGTTTTTCCATGCGTAAAGTATTTCGGCATTTGTGTGGACATTTTTCGGCGTTGACTTCTCGACATTCACGCTGTCCAAGCCGAATTTGGAGAGCGTGCCGATAAGCTCGAGAATGTCCTCGTCATTATCCTTTCCGGCGGCATAATGCGGAATGCCGGATAGGATTTTTTTCGTCTGCGACGCGGTATAGACCTTGTCGCCTTTCGATAACGGCAGAACGACATCGCGCCCAGAAAACATCATGTATTGCCCGTCATGGTAAATCAGCTCGCGCGGGTCGCTTATTCCGCGTTCATCGTTTACCATTGCAAGTCCGTCGGGCGCATTGTCCGTTCCGCGCGCCAATTTCGGAACAGAACCGGTCGTTTGGTAATTCACGGTAATCGTGACGGTTCTGTCCTGAATGCTGTTTATCGCCGCCTGCGCGCTTGCGACGCCTGCGGCTGTGTTATCGACTGCGGTAATCGTTCCTTTCGCTTCAAGTCCGTTTAGCGCGCTGATTGAAGCTTCCGCCGCCGAAACTACCGCTGTGGCATTATCCTCAGCGGTGATGTCTATTGCAATGCTTGTGCCGTCCAAGCCGGATAACGCGCTTGCCGAGCTTTCCAATGCCGCGATGCTTGCCTGCGCTTCGCTGACCGCTCCGACAAGTCCCGACGCGTCACCCGATATTGTCACGGTTAAATTTGCCGCCGACATATTTCTTCACCTACTTTCCATAAAACATCATAAGATGTTGATTATCGGAATAATCATAATCGTCCGTGTCGTCATCAAGGCTGTCAAGCAGCCGAAAAAGCACCCACGGATTTTGTCTGCCGACCTCGTCGGGCAGCAGATGATGGTACTTGAAGAACACTTGATAAATATCCCTCAAAGTACCGCCTCCGCCCGACTTTACTCGTTTTTTGACGACAATGCGTCAACGTAATATTCCCAGAGCGTGATACAGAGCTTTGTTCTTGTTTTCGCGTCAAGCGCGTTAATCACGTCCTGCGTTGCGTCAGTGCCCTCGAACATATAATCCACCGCGTCGCGGCAGATGTTGAGCGGACCGCGCTTTTCTTTGTCATTGTGCGCGTCGTTTATAATGCACATTGTTTCAAAGTCGAACGGCTTTGAAACGTATTTTGTTTTGTCAGATGTAAATGTTAATGTATGCTGCATATTTCCTCCTATAAATAAATTATGTTTTGATAAAATATAATTTATTTATTCTTATTTTATATATATATAATGTACTTTTGTACACACAAAAGTACCAAAAAGTGTCGAGGAAGGAGGGCGCTCCTCGCCTTTGGCTCGCTCGCTCATCTCCCTCCTCGAACTCCACCCTCTAAACCCATGTGTAACAATAATTTCTTTAAATAATGCACTACAGTGAAAATAACAAATGTAGTACACTGCATTAAAATTTATTGATAACTCTGGGTTTAGAGAGGGGGTTTGGGGGAGAGATAAGCGAGCGAACGTAGTGAGGAGCGCCCTTTCCCCCAATGACCTTTGGTACTTTGGGTCAATCCAAAGTACACTATACTTCAGGATACCAATTCATGTCACTGAACCACTTTTCTTCAAGCTCTGATTTTTCGATACCCGTTGGTAAATCGCTTTCATCGAAATACGCGTAATAATTATTGTCGTAATCACGCTGAACGGCGGTATATGTAGCCTTTGCGGTCTGCTTATCAATCGAACCGCTCGATGGCTTAGTCTTACCGCCGACATTTGACGCAAAGCTATATGAACCCTTGTAATATCTGACGTATCTATATGAGCCGTCCGACTTCAAAATTCTCCATGCGACACCGAAGTACACAGTGTTTGTATCGTTTCCGACCTCGACAACGCCGTTCTTCTGTTCAAGTCCGCGCCATGCCGCGTCCACCTCCGGCGGAATGTCGGCATTCGTGATTTCATGTCCGAGCTTTTCGATATAACTTGTTGTTTCGTAAGCACCGTTGTCCGCGTCAAATGTATCCGCACCGCCCGCGTCTGTCGGGGCGATTTCAACGATACCCTTTAAATTAACTCCCTCGCCGTATGTTGTGCCCTCCGCACTGTCCGATACGACATTGAAAAATGTGTATTTGTCTACACCGATTGTTGGTAAAGGTTTTTTCATATTGTTTCTCCTTTCGATATTTCAAACATCTTAATGTATCTCATTGTCTTATGATATGCGCACTCGCCGTCCTGCTTCGGAACGTCCATCGAAAATTGCCGACACCAGCCGTCACTCGTCAAAAGCTCATTAATCTCAATGGCAAGCTCACCGCACTTTTTCGGCAATCGCGCCCATATGTCAAGCTGTATAACTCCGTCCTGTAATTGCTCCTCATTGTCGTATGACAGCGACACAGACTCCGTCAGATTGTAAAAGCTGACTATCGGCAGCTCGCCATAGCTTTCGGGGTGCTGATATACAAGTCGGCAGCTTAGGTTTTTTAGGGATTTCTCCAATTCTGTATTTATGTCAAGCATTTTTTCCTCCCTATTTCAATACCGCATTTTTAATCGCTTCCGCAATCGCGGCTTGATTATTCATCAATGCCGGCACTAAAAACGGTCGTGCCGCCATTTTGCAAGTGCCGAATTCCACATATCCGGCATAGCTTGCGCCGGCGGAAATCTCCGCCTCATTCGCGGACGATGTCGCGGTAATCGACGCGCGCAATGCGCCCGTATCGACGGGGCATGAACCCCTCGCGCTTTCGGCGACAAGCTCGCCTGCCGCCTGCATTGCAGCGGACAAGTCCGAATTTATCCCGTCAAGCATTCCCAAAACGCTGTCCGCGCCCGAAACGGTAACATTAAGCATTCTGCTCCACCTCACATCTGACCACAGCCATAATTCCGGTGGCGCGGCGCTCGACATAAATTATCCTGCAAAGCATATCGCCCGCCTTAACATATCCGCCCTCGCGGATATTATCGTTCGGCGCGCAGTAAAGCTTGAACCGCTTCACCGTTTCCGCGCCGAAATCCATATCGGTAAGTCCGCCGTCATACGGCTGAATATCCGCCGCGACCATGCATACAAGCTCCGTTTCGGCTTCGGCGGAATATGCGGAGCTTTTCGTCAGACGATAGACCTCGACATTTGTGTCGTAAAATTGCTCGAACACATTCTCAATTCCGCTCACGCTTCCACCTCCGATTTCGTTTCCGATGTCAGTTCGGAGGGAACTTTTCCCATGCGATTTACAAACGGTTCAAGGCGCGATATGTAATTTTCAAAGCGCGGCAAGTCGTCGAATTCGACGCGTCTGTCGCCCTCCGTCAATGCTTTCACAGCTCTCGTTTCGCCGCGCGCGCGGTATAATTCCGCCGCAATCTGCGCAATCAAGCCGTAGAGCTGATTTGGAACAACCGCAATCCTGCAATACGCCGTAACCGCCGCTGCGGTATCGTTAATCAAAAACAGCAGCAGCTTATCCTCCGACTCGTCCGATATGCCGAGCAGCATTTTTGTATCAGCCAATATTTCAAGCTCCACTCTTTCCACCTCCAATGCTCACGCCCAAATTATCCAAAGTATAAATCCGTTCATCACGCCGCCATGTGGACATAAATCGCATTCTTCTTGCTGTTGAGGACGAACGCGTCATAATAAACTCTGCCCTCGACAAGCCAGCCGTTGATACCCGGCGGATTATCATGGATTTTGTATTCGGAAAGCTTAATCGGCGCAGTCACAGCCGACTGATTTGTGATGATAAACTCGACATTTTCGGGAAGATATGATTTCGGCACAACGACAATCGGAATACCGTCAATGATACCTACCTGTCCCTTAACAAGCATTTCCTGCGAAACGTCGCCGTTCTTTACGAAGCTTGGGTCTTGCTTGATATTTCTGAAAAACGCGCTTGAAACGAACGCCGTGCAACCGACAATCGGAACTTCATTCTCGATTAGCGCGGTTGTTCCGTCAAGGAAAAGCTCGTGCGCGTTCTTTGAAGTCACCTCGCCATGAGCCGCAGTTTCAACGCTGTCGCAGATTTTCTTTAAGCGGTACTTGTCGATTTCGGGGATAATCACCTCGCGGATTTGACGCTGCAATGCAAGACCTGCCGCATTCGCCATTTGCGTGTCATCATAATTTCCTCTGTCGATTGTGAATGTGAAGCTTCTGTCTTGTGAAACGGTCAGCTCCTGAACATTGTTTTCAAGCTCCGCCGGAGTGCCGTATCTTGAAGTGCCTGTACGCGAATAGTCGTTCATCTGCGCGGTCGGGATTGAGTACACGTTCACGGTTTTCGTTCCGACGAAATCGTAATCATTGTTTACCGCCGCCGTTGTGAGCGCCTCGCGCGCAAATCTTTCGTCAATTTTTTGTGCATATTTGCTTGCAAAATTTATAGCCATATTTTTCTACTTCCTTTCTTATTTAAATAGCAGGTTAAATTAATAGCCCAAGCCGCGCAGGAACGGGTCGTATTCAATCGAGCCGGACGCGGTTCTCGGAGTGCAGCCGCGAAGCTTTTCCGAAATAGCCGCCTCAATCGCCTTTAGAAATTCCTGCTTGAACACTGCGATGTTGTCCATTGTTTCCTCTTCATCGCTGCCGCACAGAAGCTTTGCGAATGAGATTGGCAGATTTTCATCTGCGAGAGCCTGCTGCGCTTGGAATTGAAGTTTTTCCGCAAGATAGTTGCTGCGCTCATCTTCAAATGCGTTATAGGCTTGATTGTCGTAATCGGGATTTTCGGCATAAGCAGGCGGAGTTTTTAAATCCTTCGGCTTTGCGTCGCCGTTGTCGCGATTACGTCTTACCATAAATTTGTTTTTTGTCATCATAGTGACCTCCTTTTATTTGCAAAAAAGATTTTTTTGCATTTTTTTTCAAATATTAGTTATGTACTTTTGTGCGTACAAAAGTACGAAAAAACGCTGGAGCGGGGGGCACTCCTCGCCTTTGGCTCGCTCGCTTATCCCCTCTCCAGACCTCTCCCCTAAACCCAAGTTTAGCGATAAACTTAATTGCGATGTACTACATCAGAAAATTTCAGTGTAGCGATTAATTAAAAAATAACACAATACATCGAAAATAATAAATGTAGTACATTATTTTAAAATTTATTGATAACTCTGGGTTTAGAGAGGGGTTTGGGGAGAGATGAGTGAGCGCAGCAACCGTAGGTTGCAAGGAACGCCCTCTCCCCAATGACCTTTGGTACTTTGGGTCATTCCAAAGTACATAATAAAGTAATTAAAAATAAATAAGTAAATAAATTTGCTTATTTACTTATTTTTCCCCTTTTTCCCTTGCTGCCAGTTCTGCTTCCTCTTTGGGGTCAGTCACGAACGATAACTGCGAAAGCAGCGTTTCCGCAGTAGCGATACCGCTCAAATTATTAATCATCTGCGATACCTCCAGCTCATTCACCGGCAGATTTCGCGTGAACACAACGTCCACCCTATGCACAGGAACATAATCCATGCTCCCTCTAAGCTCCAAAAAATGATTGTACAGCTTAAATCGCTGCTTGAGCATTCGCGAAAAATATCGTTCCTTGTTCCTGATGTGCTGCTCGAAGCCCATCAATTTGTACTTAATCGCGACACCCGACAAATTATTGCCAAAGCTCTCGTCCGACAAATCGGGAACCATACTGAAACGGTGAATATCCTGCTTGATATTGTCGCGCAGAACCATAATATCCGACTCCGACATAACCTTTGATAAATACTTCG